AATAATGTTAGAGAGAGTAAAATACGACAGACTACTACAAGTATATAAAAACGAGAAACCTTATCGAGGTCGACCACAAGACTATCCTTGGTGGCAACGAGGTCATAGTTGGAAATACTTTAATGTTTATACAGCACACGACGGCAAAACACCTGTGTTTGCCTGTTATTTTCATGGCTCACACTTGTTTAATTTGTATGAGGGGAATGTGGTTCAATTCACTAAAGACTATTACAGTCAAGGCGAAACAATGATACTTAAAGACTGTAACAAAACACATGGTGATTTTAGACAAGGATATTGGAGGTCAGGTGAAACATTCTTCAATGATGAAAAACGTGGTGGATATTGTTATGCTATTGTCAATGCGGGTGGGGACGGAAAGTGGCAAAGTCGCACAGACAAATCTTCTTTTAGTTACGACATAGTGCCTATTAGAAAGAATATGATTTTCTATCAAGAAACTAATGAACCATACACCACGTATGATATTCTTCAACGAACTTTTGATAAGAAAAAAACAAGTGCGTTGACTAAAAAGTATGAACAAGATTGTAATTCATTTAAAGTATTCTTATCAGCTTTTTCAAACAAGAAAGAACTAGGTGAAAAACTATGGGAAGACTTAAAAGAATTACGAGATAAAGTAAATGAAACAGAACTGTTTAAAGACAAGCGTTTCATGGACTTAGGTATCCTTGTTAATCATAGCAACATACGTGACTTGATGTTATATGGTGGACAAGATTTCGGGCAGTTTGGTGGTTATGATTTAAACATGGTTTATGATGAGTTTATCAAGAAATTAAATCATAAGCTATGGGATTTGAATGATGCATACAAAACAAAAGTAATTCCATGTGAGGATAAGTATGTTCCACAAAACCCACGACTAAAAATCGTAATGAGAAAAATTTAACTATAAGGAGAGAGGTCATGCAATTAGAATATTTTGATAGTGATGTAGGTAAGTTTCATTATGGAGACGCACAAACATTAGTAGAAGAAGTATGCCATAAATTTAAACTAAAAGTTTTAGGTGAGATGAATGTATTTAGCTTTTGGTCTGGTAATTTTACTTTAAAAGTTAATGATACAGGTAAAACACCACAGGGTAAGGCCTATGCTTTAACTTATAATGGTTTGGTAAATGCGGTTGTTTGGGCGCTTGTACAAGATGTCAATGGTACAGATAAAATAGTGTATTTTTATTCAACGAACCGAGCCTTAAAATCAAGGGGTGATAGGTTTAGTATGAGGTCTGTTAAACTAAGTGAACTTATGCGTAAGATAGCTAAAGAGGGAACACCATGTGATGATAACGATATATTACGTTCAAGTACATTATCAGGTTCATTAATTGAGGCTGTATCTAAAGGGCATGAATTAGAAAGTGAATATGGTAATATTAATATACGCGGTGAGGACTTTCATAGGTTACTCGAATTAGCACTAACTGATAAATCTATCAGTGAAAATATGATTATGCGACAGAAAGAAACCCTTGACCGAATGGATAAATTGCAAGAGAATATAAGATTAGGTATGGATAAAGCAAAACAAGACTTGATGAATCCGTTTGTTGTATTAGCTTGGAATGAAATCCATGGTGATACAGGTTGCGTATGTTTTAAAGCTAAAATTTCTAGCGATAAGGGGTTTGAAATAATATCTGATATGAAAGCATACAAACATATATCTGAAACACCTTATTATGAGACCATATCAGCCCCACTTACAATGCGTAAAGTTATGTTAGATGATACAGAGGGCAATGGTAGAAAAGTTTTAGACGGAGCCATGATAGTTAGAGATAATTCATATAGGTCAGAACAATCTCATTATGACCACGATACTAAAATTGGAATTGCCCACCCTAATACTGATGTATCTTTTGGAGTTAAGTTTTTATATATAACTAATGTTGAATGATTTAGAACCACTACCACATTTTAAACTTACAGATTATGTAAGGGTTCCTGTGTGGAAAAGCGGTAAGGAGTATATTGTTTATATTGGCAGAAACCATGTTAGACGATATACCCTTACCTCTCTCCCTTCTTTTATATCCTCAAAAATAACAATAGCAAATGTATTATCTAATGATGTAAAACCTGATAGCCAATTACGTAAGCATGAAATGTTTATGTGTGAACCTGACAATGGTGATGAAGATACATCTTGGCGAGCAAGTGAAAGTATGTATGTTGTTATAATTCATCTCAATGATTTTTATTATCTACAAGGAGAATTTATTGGCGACCCCCGAAAAGAAAATCAAAGAAAAAGTAAAAAAGATTCTAAATAAATTAAACTGTTACTACTGTATGCCCGCCACAGGTGGATATGGTGCTAGCGGTGTCCCTGACATTATAGCTTGTTATCAAGGATTATTTATAGGCATAGAAACAAAAGCTAATGGTAATAAACCTACTGCACTCCAACAAAAACATCTAAGAGATATTAGTATCTCAGGTGGTAAATCTTTAGTTATTGACGAAACGAATATAGATATGCTAGAGTTTTATATCAAGGGTAAACAAACATTTAATTTACATGACTAAACACCGAACTAAGACCCTAGAAAATTCTAGGGTAGAAGATAAAGTAAACCACCCATCACATTACACTCAAGGTAAGGTCGAGTGTATCGACGCTATTGAATCAGCAACAACAAATCTAGTAGGTATCATGGCAGTGTGTGTCGCTAATGTTATTAAATATGTTTGGAGGTTTGCATTGAAGAATGGTATTGAAGATTTAGACAAAGCTGATTTTTATTTACAAAAGTTAAGAATGAAAGTGAGAGAAAAGTTATGAGCCAAGATTTGTTTAGACGAGTTAGGAGTTTATTACAAGACCATGTTCGATTACTTAATCAACATAGCCTAGGGGATACTCACGTAGAGGAAGCCGAGGGTATCATTGATGAGATTAATATTTTGTTGCAGTCAGACGAAGTTAAAAATATTGAACATCAGATTGATGAGGCAGAACGTAAGCTCATTAGTGAAGACCTCGCTGATGAAATTATTAACGGAAAGTATTGTATCGGCGGCAATTGTGAAGATTAGTTGATACCAGTTACATAAATGAGAACATTGCTTAGAGAGGACGCATAATGACATATATAATTTATGATGAAGAACACGCACCACTAAGAAGATTTCATTCAAAAACAGACGCAGAATGGTACATAAAAGATAAACCTGAATGTACTATTAAAAAGATTAAACAACCACGAGAACCTAAGAAAACTTGGCAACAAGAAGCAGACGAGTTTACAGCTAAGTATGGTGAACCACTTTTTTAGAAAGGATAATATGAAACGACAACACTACCCTCAAGATAAATATGATGAATTTTTAGCAAGAGCAAAGAAATTTATGAAAGAAAACCCTAATGCAAGTAGAGCCAAAATTGCAACATACGCTGGAGTTGGAGTTGCAGTATTGGAAAGATTTGAAAAAGAGGGTAAACTAAAGCTTCCTCCTGTTATGACAGGTAAACAGGCTCGTAAATTAACTAATTGGGCAAGCACCCTAGGACAATTAAGTGGCAGACGAAGCTGACATGGCCAATGATGATATTGAGCGACAGTTAAATACAACGCTTAAATATCTAAAAACTGATATTCCCACCAATGATACTAAAGAATGTATTTGGTGTGGTGAACCTATTAAAGAAAATGATGGTCGTCGATGGTGTTGTGTTGATTGTCGTAACGAGCATGAGTTATACGCTAATAAATTATGACAACCAAATCACCATGCAAAAACTATTGTCGATACGAACAATTTGAAGGAGAGCAAGTGTGCGAAGCTTGTGGGAGAACTTACGATGACCTTGACGTTTGGCTTACTGCCTCCGATTCTACCAAGAAAGACATCAAAAAACATGCTAAAGAAAGACTCAAAAGGTTCAAACATGCTAAAAGTAGGTAAAGCAATTTGTCACAAGTGTGGAGACTCCGCCAAGTTTTATCAGGGCAAGTGGTGGTGTGGATATAAATCCGAGATGGGTAACTTTAATTTAGTAGGTTACTGCAAAAAAGAAAAGAAAGGGAAAGATGAAACAGATAGTAACACTTGACTTTGAGACATTCTATGACAAAGATTTTAGTTTATCAAAGTTAACAACAGAAGAGTATATAAAGAGTGAGAGGTTTCAAACTATCGGAGTTGGCATAAAAATCAATGATGGTAAAACTAAATGGCATACTGGGTCTCACGAAGAACTACAAACTGTGTTTGACAAAATAGAATGGGAAGAATCAGGACTTGTATGTCATAACATGTTGTTTGATGGGGCTATCCTTAGTTGGATATTTAACCGACATCCTCTCGCATACTTCGATACTTTATCTATGGCTCGTGCAATACATGGCGTAAACGCGGGCGGTTCTTTAAAAGCCTTGGCTGAAAGATATAAACTAGGACAAAAAGGTACAGAAGTATTAGACGCACTTGGTAAACGACTAGAAGATTTTAAAGAACATGAACTACATCAGTATGGTGAATATTGTAAAAATGATGTAGAACTTACATACAAACTATTCCTTCAGCTATCAAAAAACTTTCCTGTAGAAGAATTAAAACTGATAGATATTACGCTACGCATGTACACACAACCCCTTCTTAAATTAAATTCATCTGTGTTGGTAGATAGGTTAGATGAAATTAAAGAAGAAAAAAGCACATTATTATCTGGGTTACAAAATAGACTTGAATGTGAAGATGAAGAATGTGTTCGCAAAAAGTTAGCAAGTAATAAACAATTTGCGGAGTTGCTAAGTGAACTAGGAATTGAAGTACCCATAAAGGTTAGTCCCACTACAGGTAAAGATACATATGCTTTAGCAAAGAACGCGGTAGGGTTCATTGAACTAACAGAACATGAAGATTCATTTATACAAGAACTATGTGCCGTACGTCTTGGTACTAAGTCTACTATTGAAGAATCAAGAATAGAAAGATTCTTAGGTATTGCATTTAGGAATGAACATCGCTTACCGATACCGCTTAAATATTATGGCGCTCATACAGGCAGATGGTCAGGATTAGATAAAGTAAACTTTCAAAACCTACCAAGTCGTGACGCAAAAAAGAAAGCATTAAAGAACGCAGTTATACCTCCCGATGGACACGTCATATTAAATGTTGATTCTTCTCAGATTGAAGCACGGATACTTGTGTGGTTGGCTGGTCAAGATAATGTCGTTAAATTATATAAAGAAGGACGTGATGTTTATTCTGAGTTTGCATCAAAAGTTTATGGTAGAAAGATAGATAAACGTAACAAGACTGAACGTTTTGTTGGTAAAACTTGTACTCTAGGTTTAGGTTACGGCACTGGGTGGTCAAAGTTACAACATACTTTGAAGACCTCCCCACCTGGTGCTGATTTACCCGACCACGAATGTCAAAGACTTGTTAGAATTTATCGAGAAGTAAATAATAAAGTTATAGACTTGTGGGGACGATGTGATATAGCCTTAAGAAATATAGCTCACTGGGGAGACAAAGAACCATATTATTTAGATAAACACAAATGCTTAGTTGTAACAAAAGAGGGTATCAAATTACCAAATGGGTTATATGTTTATTATCCTGAGTTAGAAAGAGATAAGACCAAATCACAAGAAAGCTATACTTACAAATCTAGATATGGACGAATACCTATTTGGGGTGGGTCAGTAGTAGAGAATGTAGTACAAGCATTAGCTAGAATAGTAATTGGTGAACAAATGGTTCGTATTAATGAAAAGTATAGGCCTGTACTAACAGTGCATGACGCAGTTGTTTGCGTGGCTGCCGAGGATAAAAAAGATGAAGCTTTAGAGTTTATTATGAGTGAGATGTCTAAACCACCAGTATGGGGTAAAGATTTACCTATTGCTTGTGAAGGCGGGTATGCTACAAACTATGGCGATTGTTAATGAAATATACTACTTATAAACTTGATATAGATACTAAGGATATAACTGACACAGTTTATAAAATGACTGAATTATGGATAAGCAGATCAAATGAGTATCCATTTTTTACTTT